GCACTGGGATTTAGTACGACTACTGCGTGGGCTGCCCGGAGTGGAACGGCGATCACTGGGCTTTCGGAGGCGTCCAGCACCACCATCCGGTTGCGAATCACCGGGAGCACTCGCACAGGCGCCTCAAGCAGTGCGGTGGTCACGCTGCGGCAGGACTGGGTGGTCGTCACGATTACCTATAGTGGCGGCGGCACCGGTTACCCTTATGTCGGCAGCGGCGGGATACAGTTCGGCGGCGCGGCCACGACGCGCAAGGGCAATACATATCACTACGTCGGTTCTGGGGGCGTGCAGTTCGCGGGCGCGGCGACGACGAAGGTTTATCACCTTATCGGTGCGTACACTGGCACAGGCGGAATCCAGTTCGCGGGCGCTGCGACCACAAAGGTTTATCATCTCATTGGTTCGTACACCGGCAGCGGGGGGATTCAGTTCGGTGGAGCGGCAACAACCCGCAAGGCGCATGGGTTTGCCTACCTGCCGAACACGCTTTTAAACAATTGGCTTGTCTCTCTGGCTGTGGGACAGAATTCCCCCCGAGGCATGATCCATCTCAGTGGATATCTGTACGTCCTGTGTCAGCAGAGTCCATCTCTTATAGTGAAGATCGAGGTGGCAAACCCGGCCAATCGAAGCGTTTTAACTTTTCCTTCGGATGAGTACCATAACGGGGCATTTGACCTAACATACATTCCGGCTAAAGGCCGTTTGTACGTGACGTTCGGATCTTATTTTTTAGATCAGAAGGTGACGATAGCGGAGGTCAACCCGTCCGATCTGTCATATTCCGACGTCATCAGTGACGCAAATTATTATGGCCCGGACAGTCTCACTTTTGACTCGACTTACCTATACGTCAACGGATGGACGGACGATCCGCTGGGGCCTCATATTTTGCGCTACAGCCTCACTGATTTCAGCTTTCAGGGAGTCATTGATACGTCTGATTGTTTTAATTCCCTTCGCTACGACGGGACAAAGTTGTATGGCGTTGACAGAGCCAGCCCCAATCCCGCAAGCGTCTTCCGAATCAACACTTCTACATGGGCCATAGAAGAGGAAGCCCAACTTCCAGCCGGTTGCGGGGCGGGTGCAACCGCCATGGCCTTCACCACAGACTATCTGTGGGTCGGCATCGCGGGGGCAAGTACATACCGTGGCAGCGTGGTCCGTGTTCTGAAGTCTGATCTGACTTCCTCAACCGTTATCAACACTGGGACATCCATGCCCTGTAATGGGGTGTTTTGTGATGGAACCTATGTATGGGCCTTATTAACTTATCCTTCGCGCTTGGCGCGGATCAATGCCAACACGCTCAGGGTCGATATTTTTCCGTTTTCAAATGGGCAAGATGCTGCAACCAAGATGGCATTGTTTGGCTATACTCCCCCATTGGTGGATGATGAAACGGGGTACTTCGCATTTGCTGCGAGTCCGGCGAAAGTTTCCGCAATTACATTAACGGGTCTCGTCACTGGCCTTGAATTCGGCGGGGCGGCGGTTACGGCGTATACGGCGGCGGGCGGTAACATCTACAATGAATCGTTTTCGATAGGCGTCAGTCAGGGATTGTCGAAGGCGGCGGCGCTGAATGCTGTTGGGGCTTTCTCGCTTGCGGGCTCGGCGGGCATTCAGAAGTCAAGCCAACTTGACGCACTGGCGTCTTTTTCCGCCGCCATTACTGCCGGGATCACGAAGCAAGGCGTAACCATCATCCCGGTTTCGACCAGCCTCGAGATAACTGCCGGCTTCTCGGAAATCGGCGGTTTGAATCTCGATGGGGCATTCACGCTGGCTGCACAAGCTGGCCTGAGTGCCGCTGGCGCGCTCCTGATTTATCGGGCTCTCGCGCTGGCGGCATCGAGTGGTCTTTCCGTCGAGGCGGCGAATCAGCTACTTGCTTCGCTTGGGCTCGACGTCAGCGCGATAACGGCGATCGACGGGGCTCTGGACATTCCGGCGACGTTCACTGCGGCGGTTCAAGCGGCTGTCACGGCGGCTGGCGGTTTGAATCTCGATGAAGGATTCAGCGTTGCGGCACAAGCCGGGTTCTCGGCGGGCGTGGCTCTCGTCATTCCGGTCAACATTTCCCTCGGCGGTGTCGCGGGGGTTTCTGCTTCGAGTCAACTGGAGGCGGTCGCCGCGCTGACGTTCCCGGTCGCCAAGTCGCTTCAAGTGACTCCGCAACTGGTGATCGACTCGGCCCTGGCGCTGGCCGGCGTGCTCGATCTTGCCCTCGTTGGTGGCGGTGATTTCACCGAGGCGTTGACGCTGGCGGTCCAATCCGGCGCACTCCTGGCCGGTTCTTTGGCGATTCCGGCAGTATTTCAGCTTCAACTATCTGCGGACCAAGAGCTTCAGGCACAGGCCCTTTTCGAGTCCGGATTGAATCTGGCCGCGCAGGTCGATCAGGGTGTTTCCGGCGTCATCGAGATTGATAAGGCTTTCTCGCTTGGAGTCCAAGCGGATCAGCAAATCGCTGGCGGGATGGCTTTTAGCGGAACCTTTTCACTTGACGCAGAAGCGGGGCAATCATTTCTAGCCTCCGTGGACTTCGGCGCGTATTTGAACCTGGGAGCACAGGCCGGTGTCGGCGTGATACCGCAATTGATCGCGGTCGCGGCATTCTCGCTTGATGCGACCCTGGCCGCGCAGCTTCGGGGCAATCTCGAGATCGGCGCGGCGCTTACTCTTTCTGTTACGGTCGCGGCGCAGATCGAGGGCGAACTTCAGGTCGTTCAGATTCCCGCCGAATTGGTCATTACCGACGAGGCGCTGGTTAGTCTCACGCTCGGCAATAGCGTCGCCTTGGCGGTTCTTCTGATCTCCGATAGTGCAGAGGCTGATATTCAAGCAGGTACAACGATGGCAACTTACGACATTGGCGATGTCGCCAAGCTGACGGCGACGATCGCGGTAGACAGCACTCCAACCGATCCCGCAACGGTCCAGGTGACGGTAAATAAGCCTTCCGGCGCAAGCAAAACCTACGTCTTCGGAACTGATCCCGAGGTCACCAAGCCCGCCGTTGGTTCCTACTTGGCCGCGATCCCGATCGATGAATCCGGCATCTGGTGGTACGAGTGGGCCTGCACGAATCCGAACGGGACCGAGGAAAACTCGCTGACCGTTCGGACGAGCAAGGTGTAAAACATGGCTTTCAACTACAGCGGCGATCCGACCTCCTCGACGCGGGATGAAGTGCGCTTTCTGATCGGGGATACCGACTCAACCGACGCGCAGCTTCAAGATCTGGAAGTCGATTACTTGCTGACCAAATACACGACGGCGGCGAAGGCGGCGCTGGCTGCCTGCCTCGCGCTCGCTTCCAAGTATGCACGGTTTTCCGACAAGGCCGTGGGCGATCTCCGGATTTCCTACTCGCAGCGCCAGAAACATTATCTCGATCTGGCGCGAGAGCTTCGGGCGCGCGTTGCCGTCCGGCCCTACGCCGGGGGCCTGTCCGCCTCTGAGAAAGAATCCGTCAACGATGACACCGACCGGATCGTGCCGGCCTTCCAGCGCGATCTCGATACCAACACAAGCACATGAGTTTCATCGACGATTTGAAGGATCTGATGCCGCACGCGGTCACCCACAAGCCAGTGACCACTCGCGATCAGTATGGCACGCCGACGCTCGGCAGCGGTACCGACTACACGGCGCGAGTCGTCTACAAGGCACAGCGGATCTCCAGCCAGCGCCAGGGGGCTACCGGCGACGTGATCGCGGCGGGGCACGTCATTCTGGCCGGCACGCCGACCATCGGGCTCGATGACGAGATCTCCGAAGGCGGTACGGCGCTCGGCCTGATTCATCGAGTAGATCGCCTTAGCGATGAAACTGGGGTGATTTACGTCAAGGTCTATTTCGGAGCGAGCTAAATGGCAAAGTTTCACATCGACGTGCAGGGCTTGGATCAAGCCAGTCGGCGGGTTCTCGCCTATCCGCTGACAGTGCGCCGTGCAGTCAAGGGCGTGCTGGCCGAATCCGCCGAAGTGATCATGACCGAATCGAAGCGGATCGTGCCGGTTGACACCGGAACGCTGATGAACTCGGGCCATGTGCAGCCGGTGAAAGAGGATGCTTCTGGACAGATCAGCGTGACACTCGGATACGGCGGGCCTGCCGCCAAGTATGCCGTCGAGGTCCATGAGAATCTGGATCCGCGCATCAACTGGCAGCGTCCGGGCTCGGGGCCGAAGTATCTCGAGCGCCCGGTGAAAGAGGACCAAGGCAAGATTCCAGGCCGGATCGCTACTGCGGTCAAGGGGCTGATTCGCTGATGCTGCTCGACGACATTCGCGCCAAGCTCTCGGCTGCCGGCGTGTTCGATGGCTCTACCTGGACATGCTATTCGGGGTACCTGCCCGACGATCAAGATCAGGTGATCGCGCTGTTTGAGACACCGGGGCTGCCGCCCGATACGCTTGGGCGGGAAAACGAGCAGCCGTCCTTTCAAGTCCGGATTCGCGGAATGCGGCTCGATTACGCCACGGCGCGCGCCAAGGCGCAAGCTGCCTTCGACTGCCTCCAGGATGCTCAGGCAGGCGCCGGGCTTCTGAGTGGCTACACGTTCATCCAGGCGCAGCACAGCGGGCCGCTGTATTGGACCGATGACAAGCAGCGACCGAATTTTACCTACAACTTTAGGGTGCATAAGACCGCATGAATCGATTGACTGTTGTTATCCCGGTCCGCAAGGGCGGCTTTCCGGAAATCACCCTGCGGACGCTGGCGCAGCAGAGCTATCAGGAGTTCGAAATCGTCGTCGCTTGGGACGAACAGGCTAACGCGAATTGGGCGCGCAATCAGGGCTTCCGGTTGGTCCGGACGCCGTTCGTCCTGTTCAGCGATGACGATATCGAATGGGAGCCGGAAGCACTACGGGCGCTGATGGCGACGCTGAACAATCACCCCGAGGCCAGCTACGCTTACGGCGCCTATGAACTCGACAATGGGATCCACTGCGATCAGCGGTTCGACGAAAAGAAGTTGCGTCGCGGTAACTTCATTTCCACGATGGCCCTGATTCGCACCGATGACTTTCCCGGTTTCGATGAGGAGATCCAGCGGCTTCAGGATTGGGACCTCTGGTTGACCATGCTCGAGCAGGGTAATACCGGCGCTTACTGTGGGCGCCTTACCTTCCGAACCGTGAAGCGCGCCGGCATCACATTTGGGCCGGGGATCAGTTGGCGAGAGGCGGAACGCGCCGTCAAGGTCAAGCACGGATTATGAGAATCGCCGTCTATACACTGACTCGCGATCGGCTGGAGTACACAATGGCGGCGTTCGCAAGTCTTCGGGAAAAGGCCGGATTGCCGTTCGATCATTTCGTCGTCGATAACGGCTCGAAAGATGGGAGTTTGGACTGGATCATGGACGTTTCCAAACCCTACTGGTTCCAGAACTTTCCGAACAATGTGGGGATCAGCGCTGGATCGAATCGGGCGCTTGGAGCCATACTTGCTCATGCCAAACCTTACGATTTGATCGTGAAATTCGACAACGACTGTCTGGTAAAGAGCGCGAACATACTCGGTCAGTTTTGTGAGATCTTCGCCGACGTAAAGCGGTTTTCATCGGCTTTTGTACTTTCTCCCCACGTTGAGGGAATCATAAACCAGCCGATTCGATCCCGGTATACGATGCTCGCTGGACGGCGTATCGGCTTGACTGCGATTGTTGGCGGTCTGTTCCATGTCGTATCGCCCGAGATTTACCGGCAGTATCGTTACCCTTTGAACCTTCCCCTTGCCAGGGGCCAGGACGATCATTTCTGCAGGTGGTTTAAGCGGCATGGCGGCGAGGTCGGATACGTCGAAGGGCTCACGGTCGAACACATGGAAGGTACCGATGGACAGGCCCGCCGGTATCCCGAATACTTCAAACGGAAATGGCAGGAGGAAAAAACCATTGCGCCGTCTTCGTGAACGAAAGATCGACACACCGGAATTTTACGAGAAGGTGTGGAGCGAAGAGTATAACACTAGACCTTACTATGATGCGGTTCGCCAACGCGCCCTTGCTCAAAAGGTCGAACCGGGGAACCGAGTTATTGACCTTGGCGCGGGGTGTTTTGGAACCGCGCAGTTTATCGTCGAGGAGCTTCAAATACCGGATGTGCTGTTGATTGCGGTCGATTACTCTTACACTGCACGGCGCATCGTCTTAAACCGTCTTGCGGGCCATCATTGTTTCAACTATGTCTGCCATGCGGCAGAATCCACGCCGCTCCGTGCTTCCTGGTTTGACGTCGTGATTGCCGGCGAGTTGATCGAGCACTATGAAGATCCGGCTGTGCTGGTCCAGGAAATGGCGCGACTGACCAAACCGGGGGGCTGGATGGTGATTTCAACAGTCAATACCAAGTGCCCGAATGCCATCGCCCACTGTGACTATCCGGAGCACGTTTGGGAGTTTGAGCCCGAGGATCTGATCCGGATGTTCGCGCCCTTCGGCAAGCCGTACTACTTTCTGCTCGGCGACTACCATATGCTCGAGTGCCAAAGGATCTAACGATGCTTCGTCTTGCCCGAAACGACCGCAACCTGATCGGAGTGTTATGCAAGTAATCGTCACGTCTTATTGCCGTCCGCTGTACTTACGGCAGACGGTAAAATCGCTGCGGCAAGATCCGATCGAGTTGTATATCGTCGATGGCGGCTCCGACCAAGAGACCTGCGATTACATTCGGTCGGTTGCCGATGGTTGCCTCTTCTTCGAGGGCAACCCCGGCGCGGATCACCTGAAGACCGAGGGCATCAAGCAGTTCGTAACCGAGCCCGAGTTCGTTATCACGTCCGATGACATCGCCTATCCCAAGGGCTACTCGGCGCAGATCCTCGCCAACTACCGGGCGATCAACAAGAATGGCCTGGAGTGGACTTTTTGCGCTTGTAACCAGTGGAGCATCACGTCGAATCCAGGGCATCGGTTCATCACCGTGAATGGCGTCGAGATCCTGCCGGTTGCAACCTCCCAAGTTCTCGGCGCGATCATCGACACGGAAATCTGCCGGTCAGTCGGCTACTTTCCGGTCTATGGCAAGAGCGGCCAGGGCGACTGGGCGTTTTCTAAACGACTGCGGGATCGGGGGCTGAAAATGGGGTATTGGCGGCAACCGATCGCCGAGCACATTGGGCGAAACAAATGGATCGATTATCCGGAATATTCGGAAGCCTTTGCACAGGATGAAAAACACTTTCATCCCAAAGCCATCGCCGATAAGGGCATGGGTTGACCTCGACGATTTCTGCGAGGGCAATCAGTCCTGGGAACAACTGGAGTGTATCAAGCGTCAAGTCCCTGGTTTCCGGGTCACGTTGTTTTCGATTTTGGGTCGCTGCTCGCAACGGTTTCTCCAATGGAGCCGGTCCTGGCCTTGGATTGATCTTGTGCCGCACGGCTGGATGCACCGGGATTGCTACGAGTGCGCCGCATGGACCTACGAGGAGATGATCCGCTATCTCGATCGCATCGAGCCCCTTCGGTTGACGCGGGGATTCAAGGCTCCCGGTTGGCAGATTTCCGATGCGGCCTATGTCGCCTTACAAGACCGCGGCTATTGGGTCGCCGATCAGGAGTACAACGAACACCGCTGGCCGACTGGCTTGAAGGTCTACCTGCTCGATGATCCAAACAAGATTCACGGCCATATCGGACACCTGGGCGGCTTCAACCAAAACGAACTGGGCCTCATTACCGATCGCATTGTCGCGCATCGCAACTTTGGTTTCATCAAAGATCTTGTTTCGTCCCCATGACTTACGACATCATTATTCCCCATTTCGGCGCGCCGGAAGTGACGCCGCTGGCGATCAATTGCCTCGAATCGATTCGCGCCTACAGCGCCGAGTACCGGCTGATCTTCGTCGACAACGGGAGCCCCGCCGAGGAGTGGGAAAAGATCGACCCTTATGTTCGCAGCCATGAGCGCCTGAGCCTGCTCCGCAACACTAAGAACACGGGGTTCATCACGGCAGTCAACGAAGCGCTGGCGCTTTCCACGGCTCCCTATATCGTGCTGATGAACAACGACACCGAGGCCGTCGCTGGATGGCTTGAGAAGCTCCGTGCTGCTCTCGAGAACCGTGTCGGCATGTCAGGGCCGCGGACAACCACGGCGCAAAGCTGGCAGGGCCGCTGGCAGGGCAGAAACGGCATTCAGATCCTTCAGCCCCAGGCGATGCTAGCTTTCTTTTGCGTGATGATGACGCGCCAAGTCTTCGAGACGATCGGCTATCTGGATCCGGCCTACGGAATGGGATTCGGCGACGATGACGATTACTGCCGGCGCGCGGTTCAGGGTGGCTTTCAATTGGCGCTGGTTCAGGATCTTGTCATTCCCCACCATCACCGTAGTACCTGGAAGTCATTGTATACAAAGGCGCAGATCGTCGCAATGCAGAATGGCGCGATGCGGCGCTTTGAAAAATGGGAGGGTTCCGTGAAACACGAACCGCTTCAGGCGCTCGGCGCTTGGCAACATCTGGAAGGCGAGCCTTCCTCTCAGTCGCCTTGTTGCAACGTCAAAGTCGTCGGAGCCATTCAGGACAATCATGTACTCCTGGGCCGGTGCGCCCGGTGCAAGAGTGACATTTACACGCTCAACGTCAAGACCGGGCAGCTTCGCGGGAGGCTCCGGGCCTGATGGTTACGCTGCTTACTCCGACTGGAGGCAGGCCAGAAGCATTTGCTCTCCTCGAACGTTGGATCGAGCGGCAGACTTACCGGGGCGAACTGCAATGGATCGTGATCGACGACTGCATTCCGCACATGCGGTTGACTCTCGGCCAGGATCATCTTTATCCGGTTCCGATCTGGCAGCCGGGGCAGAATACCCAGGCACGTAACCTCAAGGCCGCACTGCCCTTCATCAAGGGGGAGTTCGTCCTGTTCATCGAGGATGATGATTACTATGCGCCGGCCTACATCGAGCAGATGGTCAATCGGTTGAAAGAAGCCCCCTTAGTCGGAGAGCAATGCACGGTTTTCTACAACGTCCGGTATCGCTCCTACTATGTCCATCCGAATCGATCGAGCGCCAGTCTGTTCCAGATGGGCTTCCGTGTTCAGCCGAATACCGCCGAACAGGTAGCGAGAGCCCTCGGAACGCCCGGTTACATCGACGCGGAACTTTGTGCCCGGTGTCGCGGCCAATTGCGAATGTTCGCGCGCCATGTTCCGGCTCTTTCGATTGGGATAAAGGGCCTCCCGGGACGCGAGGGCATCGGGAGCGGCCACGATCCGCACGATCTTTTCAGATCCGATCCGAACTTGTCGATGCTCCGACTATGGATTGGAGAGGACGCCGATCAATATGTGGCGTTCTATCGGCCACGGAGATAATCAATGGACGAAGACTACAGCACTTACAAATGGAAGGGGCAAACTCGCTATCGGTGCGAGTTCTGTCAATTCGACAGCTATTTGCCGGAGCTGATCGAAAAGCATGTTCGGGAAATTCACAGGTCGGCGAACAGAAGCATCCTGCTCAATGCGACCGGTCAGCCTTTCGAGAATCCATTCGAGCAATAATCCGATGAGTAACATCATCATCGATCCCCGGCATCGTGCCGACAAACCGGAAGATGCCAATTGGGGCGCGCCGGCTCAAAAGGCACCGCGTCGTCACGAGGTATCCGCGCCAGCCATCTACACGGCGCGTCTTCTCATGCGGAACTTCGACATCAAGCCGAAGACCGTATCGGGGCGCACGCCGCCGACCATTCCGGTAAGTGAGTACAACATCGCGCTTTTTGTCGATCTCTGCACGATGCTGTTTCGGTTAACGCCACTGCCTCAGCAGATCGATCACTGGCTGCGAGAGTTGAAGCACAACCGAGCCTCGCAGCAAGACATTCAGAAGTTTCTCGGGGAATTGAAGCTCGCCTTCGATCGTATCCCGAGTTTTCGCAACTATTCCACTGTCTATGACAGGAGGTAATCACAATGGCCATCACCACCGCAAAAGGAACTCTTATCAAAATCGGCGACGCGTCCAGTCCCGAACTCTTCGCTCCCATCGGTGAAGTACGCTCCATCGACGGGCCGGGTGCCAGTGCTGTCGTGCAGGATGTTACGACGCACGCGACGTCCGGAAACTGGATGAACAAGCTGGCTACGCTGCTCGATCCGGGCAACGTCAGTTTCGCCGTCAATTTCGATAAGGACGATGCGACCCACGCCTTTGCTACTGGTATGTGGGCCGATTTCATCGCTTTGTTCAAGCGCAACTGGCAGGAGATCTTTCCGAACTCCGCAGGCCAGTTGGCGTTCGCCGGCTATGTTACCGGCCATCCGTTCGTGGCGCCGGTCGACAACGTGCTCCAGGCAAACATTGAGCTGGCACTGACCGGAGCGATCGAGGCCACGTAAGCAGAATAAGGAGATCATGAGCAAGATCAAGTTGGGCGGGGTGACCCGCCCTCTCTATTTTGACCTGAACACCTACACGGCGTTCGAGGAAAAGACCGGGCAATTCTTTCTGGAGTCGATCGCACGGCTCCAGCAGGCGGTAAGCGCCGCCGAAGAAACCATCGGCACGCTGTCCAAGGATCCGGCACAGCAGCAAAAACAGCTCATCGAGAAGAACATGGCCGTCCTGCGACGTGTCAGCTTCAAGGACATTCACGCGCTGCTGTGGGCCGCTCTCCACGAATATGATCCGCGCAATCCTGAAGCGGAACCGACCTGGCCGCTCAGCCATGCCGAAGTCGGGCGCATGGTGAACTTCCACAACCTGAGCGAAGTCATCAACATCGTGATGAACGGGATCACCGAGCACTACCCGAATCAGGATGAGATGCCCCAGGAGGTTCCGACAGACGGCGACCGCCCTACCGAAAGCCCCTCACCCGCCGCGAGTGGTGGGGAAACGTCTTCGGGCTTGCCCGATTCCATTTCCGCGTCCCTCGAACTGAGTTCGGACGCCTGACGCTGCGCGAGTTCTTTATCCTGCTGCGCGAGTTTCGCCTCGAGCAGCGGATGTGGAATCTTCGTGTGTGGTATCTGATCCACTTCAGCTACAACACACAGATTCCAGACAAGGACCGGCACAAGCGGCTTCGTCCAGAGCAACTGTTTCCGGATCTTGCTACCGTTCCTGTGTCCGAAGGGGCCGAGGTCGATCCAGACCTTTCCTACAAGCAGCACTTAATGATGTTTGGCCGCATGAGCGGCTGATCCCCCAACAAACAAATCCATGACCAACGTAATCGCAGATCTGGCAGTGCGCCTTACGGCCAATATGTCGGATGTGAACGCCAAGTTCACGAAGTTGGATACCGACCTGAAGACTGCCTCGTCGGGATTCACGGCGATAGGGGGCGATCTGACTTCGCTCGGCACCAAACTGTCGATTGGACTTACTGCACCATTGGTCGCTGCCGGCATCGCCGCATTCAATTTCAGTACCGACTTCAACGCGGCGATGGCGAACGTAGCGACGTTGATACCGGGCAATGTTGATCGCGTCGAGGAGTTGAAAACCGCCGTGCAGAATATGGCGGTAGAGGTCGGCAAATCGACCGGCGACCTCGCGGGTGGTCTATATCAGATTATTTCGGCCTTCGGAGATTCTGCGGACACAGCGCAATTATTGGAGATCAACGCGAAAGCAGCGGCCGCTGGACTCGCCACAACGACCGATGCCATCAACCTCACCAGTTCGGTCACCAAAGGCTATGGCGACGTGACTGCCGAGGCCGCGCAGAAGGCGGCGGATCTCGCTTTCCAGACGGTCAAGCTCGGGCAAACTACCTTTCCCGAGTTGGCAGCTTCCATCGGTAGGGTTGTCCCGATCGCCGCGACATTGGGAGTAACCCAGGAAGAATTATTCGCCGGCTTTGCAACGCTGACCGGTGTTACCGGAAACGCCTCGGAAGTTTCCACACAGCTTGCCGGGATTTTGCGGGCGATGATTAAGCCTACGGATGATATGTCGGAAGCTATCAACTCTTTGGGTTACGAGTCGGCGCAAGCAATGGTACAAGACCTCGGACTCGTGGGCTCGCTGCGGGCGTTGATCGGCACGACTGACGGATCCCAGGAGGCCGTGGGTGAGTTGGTACAGCGCGCGGAAGCCCTGACCTCTATCTTTGCCCTGAGTGGCGGGCAGGCTGAGACGTTCGATCAGAAATTGGCCGCGATGGCGGATACTACCGGAGTGGCGACCGAAGCGTTTCGGGAACAGACCGAGGGCATCAACGCGACTGGCTTTCAGTGGAATCAATTCAAAATTCGTATGACCGGCGTTGTTGAAAAACTTGGTGACGGGCTCTTGCCAGCGCTCTCAAAGTTGCTCGACCTTCTCGAGCCCGTCGTCGGATGGATCGGCGAGATGGCTGATAAGTTCGGCAATCTTCCGACGCCGATTCAAACTACCGTTATTGCCGTGGTGGCGCTGGCTGCTGCCATCGGCCCGATGCTGATTGTCGCCGGTCAGTTGGTTACTGCGGTCGGTTCGATAATCCCCGTACTTACTAAACTCATCGCAGTGACGGGGGGCGGATCTGCTGCGCTCATGGGCATTGCGAAGGCCGTGCCTGTGGCCGCCGCCGCTTTCGCTGGCTGGAAACTCGGCGAGTGGCTAAATTCCTTCACGAATGAGTACAAGGATGCCGAGGAAAAAGTACAGGCATTGAGCGATTCGCTCGAAGCACAGGGCGTCGTAATTGAACGCGGCGGAAAAAGCCTGAAGGACTGGGCCGCTGAGGTATTCAAGGCTAGCGAAGCCCTAGACGCGAACAAGAAGAGCACAGAAGCGGCAAAGGAAGCGACCAAAAAGGCAGCGGAAGCGGCCAAAAAGGCAGCGGAGGAACAGAAGAAGTTTACGGAGAAGCAGAAAGTAGCCGTCAAAACTGCTGCCGAGCTGGAAAAGGAACAAAAGGACCTAAATGAAGCCTATGACAAGTACCAAAAGTACCTGAAGGATGCGAAGCGCGAGACGGCGCTTCATCAGACAGAGATTTGGAAGCTTAGTCGGGAAACGATCAAGGCAAGGGGCGCAATAGAAGATTTCTACTACGGCCTCATGAAAGTCGGGGATGAGACGGTTGATTACACCGCCGAAGCCTACAGCCTACGCGACAGTTTCGATGCTATCAGGACCGCCTCATATAAGGTCATGGACGTCATGCCGCCGTTCTCGACGGCGATCAATGACGCCATCGGGCTATCGACTCCCCAGGTCAACAAGCTCGGCGATGCGATGAAGACGCTGGGGCTGGATTCCATCGCGGCGAAGCAAACAATATCAGATGAGATGGCGCTCGCGCGCGATGCTGTGCTGGGCTCCGGCGTGGCAACCGACTTCGAGAAACAAACCGCGATTTACCGGGCGCTGAAGGCTCAGGTCGACGCCGCGAAGGAAGCCGGGGTCGATATTCCGGCCGAGCAGCAGAAACTTCTCGATCAGCTTCGCACTGAACTCGAAGGGGATAAGGGAGTGTCGAGCCTGAAGAAGCCCTGGGACAGCCTGAAAAGCCAGGTATCGACGATCTTTACCGATCTCAGTAAAGATCTGAACGACATCCTTTGGGGCGAAGGCGGGGAGTCGATCAAGTCCAAGTTCCTCGGTATGTTCGAGTCGATGGGGCAGGCGGTAACCCGGTTCGTCATCGAGTATCTGGAGGGCAAACTGTTCAGCGCGTTTGCCAAGCTCCTCGATGATATTTTGCCGGCCATCGGTAAGGCGCTCGGCGGTCTGTTCGGCTTCGGTGGCGGCGCGGCGGCGGCTGCTGGAACAGCGGCTGGTACGGCTGCCGGCGGCGCAGCGGCGGGGGCTGGCGGCGCAGCGGGAACTGCGGTGGGCGCGGGCATCAGTGGGACACTCGGCGCTGTGTTCGGCGGGATCAGTGCGGCCACCGGCGTGATCGGCCTGTTTCAGAACGCAAAGCAGGAAACCACCCTTAATGCGATCGAAGAGAGCACACGGCGTTCCGCCCTCTACCTCGGCGACCGAGCCGATGGCGGCATCCTGGGCGTGCTCTTCAGTATCAACGAAGAATTGGCGTGGGGAGTTGGGACGAAAGCACTGGAACGGATCCGGGATGAAATGGTAAACCTAGGCGCGGGTTACATCAATCCGTCGCTCGATACCTTAAAGGACAATGCTGCGGCGATCAAATCCAGCCTGGAAGCTCTGGAAACCGTAGGCCTGAAAGTCACTCCAGAAGCCGATGTGCGCGACATAATTCCTCCTGATGTGTTCAGTGATATTGACGGCCACCTTACTATAATCTCCGACGAAATGAAACAGCTTGGTGCGGGTTACATCAACCCATCGCTGGATTCGATGAAGCAGGCGCTTTGGGATATTATCGCGCTCCTATCCGGTGGAATTGTCATATCCGATTCAGCGCTTTCAGCGTTGGAAGAGTTATCTACTCCCACAATCCCGGAACCCATAATACCGCCACTATCCCCAGATCCTGGCCTAATGGGAAACATTACTGCCGCTGGACTTGCCAGTAATACGCTGGCTTTCCGCGAGTGGACAGTTGAAATGCTGTCTTCGATTTCCTCCGCAATCACCTCTCCCCCTGAACTTGACATTA